AATAAAAGTTAATTGACGATGATTCCTTTCGACGACATGAGGGCTTCGTATGTTTCACTAAGAATCTCAACTTTGGGTTGATTTCCTAGAGATAAGCCACGCTGTTTTGAGAAGTTTTCTAGGGCTGCAGAAGTACCTGGGCCCCATAGGCCGTCAACCTTCATCTTGTAGAGCCCCATCTTTAATAATTTTTCTTGTGCTTTCATTAATGATTCTTTCGTCCACATTGTCATTTTTGGAGGAACGCAGGATGGCACATCGACAGGTTTCATAAACAATTGAGCTTCTGATTTTCTTCTATTTAATAGACCTTTGTTGACCTTCAAAACGCCATCGACTCTAAACTTGCTCCATTCTTCTAACTTTGCAGGAACGCTAGCAAAAAATCCTGAGTTGACGGCTCTTTGCACGCCAGTGTTAACTAAACCACCTTCACCCGTGTTAAAAATAAAACTGACAAGTGCGTCGAATTGATTTTGATTTAGAGGAATTGTTATGTGTTTTTTGACAGCGCTTTCAAATCTTTCGACGTCTTTTGCAAGAATTTCTAGTGCTTGTTCTTTTGTGATCTCTTGATAATTTTCTCCTGGTAGAATCACGTGACCCACGCCGATCGTGGGTTTGCCAGCGGGACAAATGTAACGCTTTAATACAAGCCCTTCCCATTTTGTGATGTGTTCCAAACCTTCTTTTGAAGTTGTTAGTGAATCATTGACGTTCATGGTTTATTCCTCTATGATTAATTAGTGTTGCAATGTGAAGAATGACCGTGTTATTGTTTAATGTATTATGTCGATGGATAGAAGAATGTTGGCCATGGCAGCAGACGTTGCCCGGGACAATCCTGAGCGGCATGATAATCGTTCTTTTTGTCTCGGCGCTGTTGGTCTAAGAAAAGATGGAGTCTTGGTCACAGCAAAAAACATCGCTGCAGCAAATATTGTTCCAACACATCATGCGGAAGCTCGAGTCGTGCGAAAGTTGACTCCTGATTCTGTCGTTTGGGTGGCAAGGGTTTTGCGATCGACGGGCGATTGGACAATGTCACGACCTTGTGCAAGTTGTCAAGTTAGAATGCGCACGGCTGGCGTGAAGAAAGTTGTCTATACTGTCGGACCTGATGAGTGGGGTACAATTCAGCTGATTAACTGATGCAAAGTTTTGTATCGGAAGATAGGATAAGAATATGTCGAACGTAGTGTCACTTACGGAGAGACGAGAGGTTTGGAAGCCCGTCTACATAAAAGACGGTCTTCGTATTCATATCTCAAGTCATGGTAGATTTAAATTAATGAGTGGTGGTGAAATTACACAACTTGAATTTTTTGATTCTGTATCTTTCTTAAAAGAACTTAGCGAAGCAATGGAGCATGTAATGTGTTCCATGTACAATGACACACACTGAATTTATATTACAAAAATAGGAAAAAGACAATGTCCAAAAAGAACAAGAATTTCAATAAGAACTTTGGCAACGATGCTCCTGAGATGTACAACATGGATGATATCGGTTACATGGCTGATGAAGCGATTCATGACCGTGTGAATCGTCTAGAGTTTGAAAGGAATAAGCTTGTGTCGATGAGTAAGAATCCATATTTGTGGGAAGTCGAACTAGCATATTTGCAGCGTGAGAAGAATCTCCGTCAAATTCGCGCAGAGGCGCATTTGGAATACATTAAGAAATTTGCACCTGCAGCTGAAGTTGATTCAACTCTGAGTTCTGACGTGACTCTTGAGGTTTCGACTCAAAATGGTTTAAACTGATATGCTAAATATTTCAAGTAAACAAAATACAATTTCTAGTTATTTAGGATCGTTGCAATCTTATCCACAATTGGAGCATGAAGAGCTTGTTGAGTTGTTTCAAGCTTATGAAAAGGGTGGTAAAGATGCGGTGAAGGCACACAAAAAGCTGACCGAGTCCAATCTCAGGTTGGTCGTGTATATTGCAAAGAAGCAAAAAGGTCATAATATTCCCTTAGAAGATCTAATTCAAGAAGGCAATCTTGGTTTATTGAAAGCTATCGACAAATTCGACTGGAAGAAAGGTTTTCGTTTTTCAACCTACGCAACATGGTGGATTAAACAGGCGATTAGCCAATACATTCTGAAGCGTAAGAAGATTATTCGACTGCCAGCACATGCTGCATCGGCTCAAAAAAAGTTGATTGAAGCTTCTGATGCTTTCAAGGAGTTAAAGGGATATGGCCCAAGCTCTGAAGAACTTTCAGAAATTATTGATGTTTCTGAAACAGTTGTAAAAGCAACGATGCAATCTGGCAAAAATATTATTTCGTTGCAGCAGCACGTCGGTGATGATGGAACTTCGACGCTTGAAAACAAACTTGAAGATACAAACTTTGCAAGTGATCCTTTCGAATCACTTGCAAAGAAAGAAATGATGGTCATCGTAAAAAATGTCATGCAAAGCTTGTCGACAAAAGAAGCAGCAATTCTTCGATTACGTTTTGGTTTATATGAAGATGTTGAAAATGCTGATTATGAAGTTAGCGATGCCGAAGCACATCTGATCCTGACAGGTAAAGGACTAACATGACGTATTGGTTGTTGTGCTTAACTTTGCTTTCTTTTTTGAATTGTATTGTTTCATTTCTAACATTTAAAAAGTTAATTTTTTTAAATTCAGATTCTCATGATCAAGAAGCTGATCATACTGAACAACGACAAGATATTCATGAAATTTTGAATCATCGATTACTAGATCTACAGCATCGTCGATATGCTCCTCCCCAAAAAATTAAAAAAGTATGAATACAAAAAATAATAAAGGTTATGCGACCGTTCTCGAAGATGAAGGAATTAATTACAGAGAAATTGCTGATATCATGTCAGAAATTGGATTTATAATGAACCACTCGTCTGCAAGAAATTACGTTCTCAGGGTTATGACAAAATTTGTCCATGCATTCGATGAAGAGTGGAATCTTAAATTGTCAGATGAAAAAATTAAGAACGTAGCTGCATCTCCGCAGTTTCAAAATGTGATTTCAGATCTGCTTCACAATCTGGAAGCAGCAAAAAAAAGTCAAGTAAGCAATATTTAGGAGTTAAAATGTCAAAATTTACAATTAAAAAACTTCCACCAATAAAACTAACAGATCTTCTTAGGAAAAGAAAAACCAATCTAAAAGATTTTTTGGCCTCAACTGGAATTATAAGTTATGTTACACTTTCACAGAAGTGTGATAAGATGGGAGTTTCGCCTCCACCTGAAGAAGACTTTCAAAGTGCGGCAGGTGCTCCTGTATCATCACCCCAAGAAGGCATTGTTGTATTAGACCCACCTGCCTTACTTAAAGACACGGGAAAGAAGATTCAAGTTGATGTGAAGGTTGATCCGCCTGCGGTGGCAGAACCACAACCAATCATTGCAGAAGATGTCAAATCTGATGTTGATACGACAGAGTCGATCAACATTCCTACTCAAAAATCTTCAAAGAAAAAGAAAGAATTAGCTTCAAACGGCCCGTGAAATTACATCTTTCGCATGGTATAATAAACCATGCACTCTGTCATCGACATTCTTGAGCGGCTTGAGTCAGACAATTCCCGAAACTTCAAGGAAGAACTCTTGCTCAAAAACAAAAGCAACGATCTTCTTCGACGAGTATTTATCGCGGCATTTGACCCATACGTGAATTATTTCATTTCGAAATTCAGGATGCCGCCGGCCCTCGGTACCGGCCATGATAATGTTGTTTTAGAAAATTTTCTAAAAGAAATCTACGAAAAGTTGTCGACACGTAGCATGACGGGCAATGCCGCAAAAGATTTTGTTGTTAGTCTTTTTACAGACATGATGGAATCACAGCAGAAGTGGTGTTTGCGAATTCTTTTAAAGAATCTTCGGTGTGGAGTGCAATCAACAACTGTTAATAAAATTTGGCCAAGCGCAATTGTTGGATTCTCTGTGCAGCTTGCAGAAACTCTTTCGACTCGTTATGAGGATGGTAGGGGTATCATCATCGAAGATCCGGTCATCTATCCTGTTCGTGTCGAACCGAAGCTAGATGGTCTCAGGTGTGTTGCCGTGAAGCGCAATGGTGAAGTGACGATGTTCACACGGAACGGTACTGTTCTTGAGACTCTTCCACGAATCAAGTCTTTGATCGAAGCGGCTCCATGGGATGAGTTTGTTCTCGATGGAGAAATGATGGGTGAAACGTGGAATGATTCCGCCTCGGTGGTCATGTCGCACAAGAAAGGCAAGGATGATTCTAATATAATCTTCCATGTCTTCGACGCCCTTCACTTCTCTGACTGGCGTGACCAAGATAATCACCTAGACCTCGAGGATCGAGTCGAACTCGTTAAGGAACTCGTCGAACAGGTTGGTTCCCCGGCCGTCGTCCAAGTTCCAGGTCGAATTGTAAACAATCAGGAAGAATTGCTTGAAGCGTACATGGCCGACACGGATGCCGGGTATGAAGGCATTATGTTGAAGGACCTTGTGGCTCCGTACCTCTTTAAAAGATCTTCTAATATTCGTAAGATGAAACCTGTTATGACACATGAACTTG